TGACTTTGTAAACAGAATTATCCGCCCCGAAGTTCTCGGTGCCTGGATAATAAAAAAGCACATAGGGCAGCGGCGGCACCATCTTCTCCGGCCAGGAATAATATGCATATGGCAGCCCGATGTCCGTAACCATCTGATTGACTTCTTCAAACGTCATTGCCTTCATTTGCTCAGATTCCTTTCCAGTTCCGTCATTACGTCATCCTGTGTCCGGTCATTGACCGGACCGATGTGTTCGTATGCTTTGGTGCGTCCCCCGTTCTGCTTGGCGTGGCCATGTTCCAGAAGGTGCGTCAGACCCGGTGCTGCTGCATTGTATGCGACAGCCTCGACCCCGATGCGCGACTTCTGGATCTGCGTCCGCCAGCCTTTGCGATATTTTCCGGAGCCGCCGAAGCTGCCGGCAGACTTTAAGTCTTTAGCAGCCGCCTTGATCTCTTTTGTGATCGTTGTCTCGACAATCTCCTTTGCTTCGTCTCCGTATTCCTTCAGCAGATCATTGACAGCTGCGGCAAGGTTGTCAGCCTTGACTGTCTGCGGCATATTGTTCAGCCTCGCCTTTCTTGCGCTGGACATACAGTTCCATGACGTCATCACGTTCCATGTACGTCCGATAGACTGCGTAATAATTGCCGCGATACTGGATGACCTCTTCGCCGTGATACTCCGGCGCGAACACGCGCATCCGGAGTTCAGGGTTGAGGCCGTTCCGACCGCCTTCGAACCATTCCGTCGCCGTCACGCTTGTCACATTGGCGAAGACTTTCCGCTTCGTGACCGTTGGGATCAGCACGCCGTACTTGTTCTGTGTGTAGGTCTCAGAGACGAGATAGATCACACTAGATCTGTCCATCGTCCAGATCTCCCCAGACTGTGTAGCCTGTGGCCATGCTCATCTGTGCCTTCTGTTCGTCATAACTTCTTTTCAGTCGGTCATACTCGTCGGGCTCTCCGAAGTGGAGCTTGCAGTATGTGATGACGGCCCGAAGCGTCAGCACGTTGTTCAGCACGACGTTCTCACCATCTGCGCCGGCAATGCCGAGATCAATCAGCGCCGCCTCGATCAGATCGGTGATTTCATCGTCAAAGTCGTTGCCAGTGATTCTGAGGGCTGTTTTCACCTTCATCAGAGTCATGACGTCAACTGACTGATTATTGCTCATTTTCTGCCCCTCCTCTTCTTACGAAAAAAAGCGGCGTTTATTTTGCCGCTTTCTTTGTTGTCTTCTTTGGTGTCTCTTTGACCGGCTCAGGCTCCGCTTCCTTTACCGGTTCAGCGACTCCCAGAGCACAGAGCCGGGCGGCTTCTGCATCTGATACAGTTAACAGTCCCGGCTGTGCGTAGATATGAGTCGCGGTTTTCAGTTTGATCTGAGCCATTGGTCAGATCTTAGGCCTTCAGGACCTTGCAGAAGCGCAGCGGAGCGACAACGCCGATGCCGGCATACATACGGCCAACGATCTTGACCATGTCGTCTTCTGCTTCTGTGAGGTCGTCGAACTTGAACTTGATATCGTCGCCGTTCGGGAAGTTTGCACGGATGCCGTCAGCGATGTCACCGACGATCATGTAAGCCTCACCGGCAGATGCAGCAGAGTAAGCCTTCAGAGCGTCAGTGTAAACGACTGCAAGACCGTCGAACGGATCACCGACGTTAACACCAGAGGTGAGCTGCAGAGCCTTCAGGGCTGCGCGTGTCTTTCTGTGCATGATTGCGACAACTTCGTTGACTTCAGAAGTCAGTTCAGCTTCTGCTTCTACGATTGTGTCAGCAGCCAGCGCTTTCGTAATGGAAGCGACAGCCGGATGTGTAGCGTCAGATGCTGCCGGCATAGCCAGGATGGCAGCGATCGCAACAGCCGCAGCCTTTTTGACGATTCTGTAGGCCAGTTCGTCATAAACGTAATCGATGAACGCCTGACCCTTGAGGTCCATGGCTTCGTCGGAGATACGGATCCATTTTTTGATGGACTGCGGAACCAGCTGGACATAGCCGATCGCCAGGTTCTCTTCATTCGGTCCTTCTGTGCCTTCCAGATGGATCTGAGCTTCATCGCCGGAGATTTCGAAACCGATCTTAAGATTGCCCGGGAGGAAGGAACGAGAGACTCTTCTCATGAACTCGTCATTTTCCCATGCTGTGCGGATGCGGTCTTCAACATACTGCGGAACAGCCAGCTGACCGTTCTGTTCTTCCGGTGCGTTTTCTGTAAGCAGCGCACGGCACTCTGTAGCGTCACCGCTGACGATGTAACGAGCATACGCTTCCATATACTCGACGCTGTTGCGATATTCGGCATTGCGGACCGGATTTGTGGTCATTGTGTCAATGACTTCTGCTGTGCCCATGTTGGCGATGGAGTTGCGGAGCTCACGAGCTGCTGCAGCTCTCTGTTCAATCTGAGCGAGCTTATCGTTGAGGCTGCGGACTTCTGTCTGGAGCTCTTCAACGTTTACGTTTGTCAGATCTCCGTCGAGGATGGATCTGATTTCGGCCAGCCTGGCCAGGATTTCTTCTCTATTCATTTTTCCCTTTCTAAGCTGAGATCGATGCTCAGCTTCAGTGCTTTCGCACGGTTTTCTTTTGCCAGCCTCTGAAGTCTCTCCGCTTCGAGTGCCTGGATCACTCCGTCCGCAGCACTACGGGCTGAAATATCAGTGCCATCGTTTGCAGGTATTCCAACAGCCGAGACGTCATACAGCTTGCCGACCTTCTCGATGGTTCTGATCACTCTGAGAGTTCTGTTCTCGTCATCGCGGACCTGTGTCCTGCTGTCCTTGGCGACCGTGAACTGCATGGACATCCGGTCGACGTATCCGTTCTGGATGTCTGAGAACAGACCCGGACCGAGATCCGATCCGGATAGATTTGCGCGAATAAAAAGCCCGGTGTTGTCGGGCTGAATTGTCAGTGTATTGTTTCTGTTTCTGGCCATGACTCGGCCTTCGTGATCGTAAAGGAAGATCACGTCCGACATGTCGGTCTCTGCGAATGCATTCCGGTCGACCTTCTCGGCAACTGTCACACGATAGCCGTCCCAGTCGTCATAGGTATAGAGATCATACTCTTCGTCGAACGTTGTGGCGTGGCCTTCGACGATCATGTCGCCGCCATTGGCTTCTCTGTCCAGCGCTCTGAACTCTGGATGCAAGTCATTTCTGCGGAACTGACGGCCGGCTTCGATCTTCTTCAGAATCTTTTCAAATTTTTCACTCATTGGCATTGCTTTCTCCTCCTGTCTGATCGAGGCCGTCACGTGTGAATGACCCGTCCTCATTGATCAAGTAATACTCACCGCGTATCGTGTACGCCTGCCCCTGTCCATCCGGAAGCGGCGGCAGGTTCCAGATCTCTCTGACCTCGTCACGGTTCATGACGCCGCGGTCAGACATCTGGCTGGACACGTTTAGCTTCTCCTGTGTGGTCATGTACTGCAGCCGGTTCGATGTCGCCATGATCAGCGTGCCCTGTTGGATCTCTTTCTCTGTGAACATCGCAAGCTTCATACCTTCGCTGAACATTATGGCGAAGGGTTCCACCACAGACTCATAGAAGGCCGCCCAGGCGTCGCCGTATGCCTTCGACTGCAGGATGTCATCATTTACTGCGAAATAGTTGTAGACAGACGTTCGGATCTCCTTCAGTTCGGCCTCCGGTACTGTAAAGGCTTTCTGATCCAGCTGCCGGATGTCTGTGTACACATTCGGAAAGAGCAGGATCCCGCCGTTCTTCTCGTCGGCCTTAAAGTTCGCCTCGCTGAAGCGCTGCCTTTCTCGTTTCAGGTCCTCAGTGTTGCTGAAGTTATTCATGCGGGCCATGAAGCGATATGTCGCGCCGTTCTTCACGGCTTCGTTGATGCCCTCGTTGTTCATGTGCACGAGCTTCATGGTCGGATCCAGGGCGTTGTTCGGTTCTCCGAAGAAATCGCTGGAATACTGGAAGCGCGTCATGATGCAGCACAACGACAGGCGCTCGGCTGCTTTCTTCCGGTTCTTGAACTCATAGCGCAGCCAGGGCTCTCCGTTTACTTGCACCACTTCGCACTTCTCAGGCAGCACTGTGTAATAGCCGACGATCTCCATCACGTCGTTGTAGACCGGAACGATCACGGCCGTGTTGTGCATGTCGAGGATCGTGCTCGTCCTGTATAGAAACTGTGGCCAGGTCATCCACGGATTCGGCCTGATCCGCAGTCTGCTCTGCAGTTTAGGCTTCGCTGATCCGATGATCTCGACCTTCAGCTTCGATATATGCCGCGCCCTGGCGTCAATCGCAGAGCGAACCAGCTCGGACTCGTACAGCTTCCCGTTCCACGATGTGAAGTGCGGGCGGTACGCTGTCAAGGTCTCGAAGTAGCCATCATAGGATCGCGCGGCCTCGACGTTGTCCTTTTTGAATAAAAAATCAAAGATTCCCATCTGTTCACCTCGCTTCGTTTTTCAGCTGTTCACCGATTTCTGTGTAATATTTCTGGCGGACCGTGAGCGCATCAAGCAATGCGGCGGTGCCGTCCACGTGGACCTTTGTGGAGATCTTCGTCAATTTCTTCCGCAGATCGTCCGTGTTTTGTTTGACCGCAGAGTCCAACAGATGGATCTTCAGCAGGTCGTTGTCTCCGATGTCGAACCGGCCGTCCCGCATCATGCCTTCGCACTCGTCAATGACGCCGGAGAGGTTGTAGCCCTGATAGACGTCATCCATGTGGAAGCCGTAGTTCTTCATATCCTGCGTCAAATACTGCGCATTGTAACGGTCATAGCCGACCTTCAGCGGAAAGATTTCGTACTTCTCGATCAGGTCTGTGAACCAATGGAAACAGTCCCGGAAGTCGACGAAATTCTCGCCGGATGGCTTGAGGATCCCGCGCTGAATGTATGCACGGTATGGCACGCCGTCCCTGGCTTCTGCCTCGTCGATACGTTCACCCGGCAGGAAGAACTTGGAGATCACGTTCAGCTTCCCGGCTTTCTCGATCACGATGCAGCAGGACGTCAGGTCGGTCGTCCGCGAAAGGTCGATGCCGCCGACGCAGTAGCAGCCACGGAACTGTTCCAGATCAAGATGATCGCCGCATGACTTCGCCACGTCCTGCGATCTCAGCCATGCCTGACTGCTCGACTGTTTGATGTTGCAGTACTTCGTCAAAAATTCTGTTTTCTTTGACAGTGACTCATAGGCGATGTCGATCTGGTCGAGGATAAAGCTGACCGGCACGGACACGCCCATGCCCGGGAGTGACTTCCGGAGCTCGTTGATGTCGTCCCACTTCTCGACGTCGTCGATCATGTACAAAAAAGGCAGCAGTCGCTTTTCTCGGCTGTTGCCATTCAGGAAGGCTGTGCTGCGCTTCATCAGTTCGTCATAGATCCCGTCGTTTTCGTACCCGGAGGAACTGATGGCGATCATCAGTGGCTCCTCTCTGGCACCGGTGCCTGAAATCATGACTTCGTACTGTTTGAGCCCACGCGGCCCGGACCAGCTGGACATCTCGTCCGCTATGACCAGCTGCGGGTTGTAGCCGTCGGCTTTCTTTTCGTTGAAGGCGATCTTCTTGATCGTCGTGTTGTTTTGCTTAATATACAGATCCGTCTTCCGCTTCTTTGTCCTAGAAGCGAAGGCCGGCGTGTTGTCTTTGGTAAATTCAAAAGCGGAGAAGACCAGATCAGACTGGTCGAGCTTTGGCGCGATGCAGTAGATCTCGCTGCCGAACTCGCCGTCCAGATATGCTTCGTACTCCATGATGCCGGCAGCCAGCAGCGTCTTGCCCATCTTCCGGCCGAGAACGATGAACACCTCCCGGAACTGCCGTTTGCCCTTTTGGTCAACGATTCCGAAGATGCAGGCGATCATCGCCTTCTGGTACAGTTCCAGCTTCAGCAGCTGGCCGCCCAGTTTGCCCTTGTTGTGGCGGACGTATCTCTCGATGAACCGGATCGCCCGGTCCGCTTTCTTCGGGCTGTAGATGTAAGTCCCGTCCTCGATGCCGGTGACGATGATCTCGTACAGTCTCCGGATCCAATCTCCGACGATTTCGGAACCGTTCCGGATCGCCTGGTAATAGGCGAGAATGTAGTTATTCATCTTCTTCAGCCATGAACTCGTCCAGGTCATCCGCTGCCGGCTGTTCGTGTCCCAGCTTGACGATGATGTCGAGCATGGCGTTCAGCGTCTTCGTTGCGCTGTCTGCGTGTTTCGGCAGCTCGCGGACCAGCGGATTGACGTATAAGTTCTTCCGGCCCTTCACATACTCCTTGTCGACCGTGTACTCCGCCGGGTCGTTCAGGCTTTTCTTGATCTCCTCGATGACTTTCTGCTGGACGGTGTACTGATTGGCAGCCGACAAGAACAGCGGATTGTCATCTATGCCGTAACTCTTGGCAAGTTCGATCAGCGCTTTGTAACTGATGCCTTTTCGTGCCATATCCGTGCACCTCCTTCCAAAAAAAGCCTGTTTCACCCGCGAGATCCGCGCGGACG